GGGATTATCTTGCTTTGCCCAATATGCCAATGATCGTATCGTCAACAATTGATTTGCATCTCTACCATCATTCTTAAACGACATCCATTGTTTGTAACAAACATCAGGGATCTCTTTAATGTCATACTTTTGAGATCTTTTTGAGAACTCTATCCATAAATCTAAATATTCTGGATTAGTATTATAAATTGCAAATCCTACCTTTAACCATTCTTCATATGATTCAACTCTTGCTTGGTTTAAAATATCAAGAAAATAAATAATGTCATTATAATCATCATACGAATCATTTAAAGTATTTTTCATGGTAAATAATTTATTTTCAACACTATTATCTTTTATGTCAGCTATATTGTTGAAAATAGAATCTTTTTTAATCCTAGTTGTTTTTTCTGGGACTAGTAAACTTCTATTATGATAAATAGAAAATGCTTTAATAATATCCTCTGTTTCAAACTCAACAGGGAAATCTTTTAAATGACAATTAAAATACCGCGTCATTAAATAACTTTCACTTTCTGTCCTCGATGATCCATACATATACCAGCCATTAGATGATATTACTTGTCTATCAATAATGTTATTTATTGGATTCATATATACTTTTATCTTTTTAGAGAGATCTTCATCAGCCTCCATCAGCTTTATAGCTTCTTCCCTAATCTTGTGCCTGATCTTACTGGGTAATCGTAGCTTAGAGAAGATTATGTGGATTCCATCTTTATAATAATCATCTTTTTGGGTATATTTTGTTTTCTCAAATAAACCAATAATGAATTTTTCTTTATTATAATCAAAATTATCGTTTATAACTATCATAATTTTTTGTAGTATATCTTCTATAAACTTGAAATCATAGAGATGATTTTTACCTTTAAACTTTTCTATATTATTAGCAGATACTTTGAGATCTATGTCAATAAAAAGGAAAGATATTTCTTTTTGTTTTTCTAAGATTGATATATTAGTAGATCCACTATTGATTACAGATATATAGTCATCCATAAATATGTCTATTTTATCTTCTGGGATGTTATATTTACCATTTTTACTATACTCGTTTGGACCACCATATGACAGATGTGTTATTGTTGGATTAGATGTGTGTTTACCTCTGATTCTATGTTTCTCCATGAACTTAAATAAAGCTTCTTCTCTCTTACAAAATGTCATAGTAATACAACTAATTATATCTTTTAAATTTTAAATAATAATTTTTCATTTTTTCGAAAAATTAAGCAATGATTTTTTCATTTTTAAACCAAAAATTGGGCAGTAATTTTTCAGCTATAACTGAAAAAATTGAATCCGTAATATAATAACACGTTATAAAAAGAGACATTAGCACAATAAGATATAAATGAATTTTTGTCCAAAATGCAACTATATATTCGATTTAGAAAAAGAGCAAACTACATCTTCAACCAATCCAAGCAATACCAATAACAAAACCAATATTGATAATAAGAAAGATTTATTAGATGAAGAAGAAAAGAAATCAAGAGCAATTATAATGTCAAAGGTTTTTTCCAATAAAAACAAAATCAGTGATATGATACTAGATAAATCTACACTAACTGCTATAATTACTTCTCCATCATTCAAAGATTTATCTAAAGAAAATAAAAAATATATCAATAATCTTGCAGATAAAATGGTTATTGATTTCGTCTGCAAGATGTGTAACTATAAAAGGCCAATAAATAAAACATATTTATTATACAGATCAAATACTGAAGATAGTCAATTAATTACTAATAAAAAAGCATTAGCAGAAAATAAATTAATATGTCAAGATTTTCTCCTTCAACATATTAAAAGTTATAACTGTATTAATTCAGCTTGTATTACAAATAATAAACCAGAATTAAAAGATGCAGTTTTGTATAAAAAGAACAATAGCTATCGTGTCACTTATATATGTTGTGTATGTCACCATGACTGGATTACAATGAATGATAATCTATAAATTCGTTTATAGACCAAAAATTATATTATATTATATATACAATGATACCAGACAAAGAAGAAGAACCGTCAACTATGACTTCTAAACTTGTAAATAATTTATTTACAATTAAATCATTTATTGGAAATCATTATTATCTTATTATATGTATTATTTTACTGATCTTTTCAATTATGTTGAAATTAAATTTCTGTAATTGTAGAAATTCTGCTCTGAACTTTTATAATGATTTTTATAATAATTTTTATAAAAAAGCGCCCCCCATGACAACACCTTCAATGTCTAATCTAAACCCATCAAATGGTTCAAATGTATCAAATGCTTCAAGTGCCCCGAATGTCCAACATGAACCATTAAATAAATACTATAGAAAATTTAATGCATTTGACAATGCAGTAAATCCAATTGAAGAATTAGATAGTAATGATCGTCCAACTAAACTTGAAACTAATATTAATCCTGGTGATGGAGTCTTAATCGATGATGATGATGATGATGAATTATTGGAATCTGAAGATAATGAATTATTAGAAGAAATCCATAATAATGAGATACAGGAAATGATAGATTCTCAAAATAATACTTCTGAATCACAAAATAATCAGGTACAATAAATAAAACAGCAATATGTGACGTAATTACTTTTTTCCCTCTATAAATTTAATAAATAAAAATAATAGAAATGAAAATAATGTTAATCCTAACGCCCCTGATCCACAACAAAAGAATCCATAATAGATAATATAAACGTCTTTATTATTTTTTTCAATTGATTTAATATTTAGGTAATCTATCATTGCAGATATTTCTTTTTTGATTAATATGAATGAAAAAATACAGGCTATTGTACATAGTATCATTAGCAGCAATATTAAATAAAAAAGAAGATCTAGAACTTTGATCGAATATTCTATTAGTAATACCATCAAATATATATTAGAATGAAATACATATATTTTTGAATCTATATATTTTGAATATTATAATAAATTATAGCTTATTATAATATTCAAAATATAATTTATTAGATTTAAGTGAGAAACTAAATTTATTGAAATACTTAATTGGAATAAGCAGTTCCAGCCATACCGGCCATGATTCTAAGGACGTTATAATTTACAGTATAAATATTCATAACACTACTGCTCCCGACAAAGTTTTGTGCATAACCAACGCTATTAGAGGCACGATTATACAGTCCAAGATCAACTTGAAGAGTGGCATTGTCAATACGAGAGAAATTGCAGGTTCCGCTTGGTTGATGTTCCTCCGGATTAAGAGCAAAACTATATGTGTTGATACCATCACATGGTGTGTTTGAAAAGTGTTGATATGGTTGAACATAGTTAAAGTAATTTCCGTCACGGTTTTGGAAACGATCATGACCATTAAGCTGAAGTTTTGCATTATAAATAGGATTGTCTGATCCATCAACAAAATTGCCATAATTATGGTAATTAACAGCACTGATCTTTGACAGCTCAAGAATAGATTCATTAATATCAGTTAGCTCTGTAACAGTCTTAGTAATATCTTCCATTGTAAGGTCATTGGTGGTAACAACAGTGTTTACCAGAATTTCTTTAATAATATCAGTATTGTTGTTGGTACTAATATCAGCGATAAGTGCTCTGTCATTTGCAACAGTATCTTGATTAACACACTTAACATCAATCTTTTTAAGCATCTCATTCACCATGGAAGATAGACCAAGTCTAACATCAGGTTCGAATAGATCTCCACTGTCAGCTGCTTCTCCAGCATCAACATATAGCTTTTGACTGGCTGATGAGAACTCAATTAGTGTTCCGCTACCATCATCTTCCCGGATGTCTTTTCTTGTTCCGACATATAACAGTTTAGCAAAACGATTTTTAGCTTCTTCCCAGTTACCATTACCAAATGCAAAAGAAATCCATTCATTACGTAGCGTATACTTCTGAAGGTGCGAAGCCCAGATAAGGAACTTACTAGGATGATTAAAATTAAGACGATATTTAGGGTTCGTTGTTAGAGCTTCAGATCCTGTAAACTGCAGTTGCTCAATTAGATACTCATGAGTAGATTGGGCAAATTTTTGTCTTTCCTCTGAATCAAGATAAATATAATCAATTAGAAGATATGAATCTTGCATGCTTGGTAGCATTTGAGGAGGAGAGTTAGAGGCACCAACCCAATTAATACAATCAATACTTTTTCTAAAGACAATTGTAACTCTAACTTCATGATATTGAAGAGCAATTAGGGGCAGAGCTAGGCCGTTATCCCTGTTAAACCAGAATCTGAGTGGAACATACATTGAATAACTCTTTTTTGAAGTACTGAGATTTGTAAGTTCAGGAACATTACCAATCATCTTGTCATAGCCTCTGACTTGACCTGTCTTTTTGGTGAGCTCATACCAGATATTGAGCCAATCGCCATAATGTTCATCAATCTTAGATCCTCCAATCTCAATCTTAATGTTATCAATGGCAGCATGTCCAAGACGATTAACATAGCCCCAGGATGTTCCAGAACCTGTCGACGCATTAAGCGTCATTACTACATACATGGTTGTGATAAGATCGGCATTTCTATTGATGTTGCATGTGACGGTTCTGCCGAATCCAGGGGCACCGTTCCAGGTCTGCTGAACACACTCAATAGAGAACTGAGTATGTCTCTTATAGGAAGCTTTAAAATAAGTAATTTCAGGATTACCTGTGAGATAGGTATCTTGGACACCATAGGCAACAAGCTGCATTAATCCTCCACTCATTGTTGTATATATGTATGAAGATTATTTTTTAGAGTATTAAATTTAATTATAATATTTATACTCTAAAAATATTAATATAATTTAAAGGATTAAATTATATCTAACCTAATCTCATGAGCGGTAGGTATGTAAGTGCGTCAAGTAGAGAAATTAAGACAACCATTGATATGAAGTTTAAGGAAGCTAAAAATTACTTTATAAATGAAAAAAAAAAGATTGAGGATTTAAAAGATCAAATAGATGAATTAAAATTTAAAGTTGATAATGGGGAGAGAGCTAAGAGTGACGATGAGAACAGAGATAAGAGCGACAATGGGGAGAGAGTTGAGAGCGACGATAAGAGAGATAAGAGCGACAATGGGGAGAGAGCTAAGAGCGACAATGGGGAGAGGGCTAAGAGTGACAATGGGGAGAGAGCTAAGAGTGACAATGGGGAGAGAGCTAAGAGCGATGATGGGAACAGAGATAAGAGCGACAATGGGGAGAGGGCTAAAAGCGATGATGGGAACAGAGCTAAGAGCGGTTATAACAGAGATAAGAGCGGTTATAACAGAGCTAAGAGCGGTTATAACAGAGATAATGATCTAATAAAGTTGAAAGAATTAGAATCAGATTATAAACATTTGTATGATAAATTTACATCTGAAGAAATCAAATATTATTCAAATGTATCTGATATTATTATTGATTACTATAATATCAGAGATAATACAGCAAGTAATAACACTGAGAAAGATATTATGTTTTTTTTTAATCAGGATAATGAAAATAATAATAAAAAAAATTCTTTATTAGAAACATATTACAAAAGAATTGAAGGGACAGCTATACATAAAGATAATGGTTCTAATAGAATCAAATATTGTCAAGATTGTCAAATAGAGAAAATATTGGATCTATCTGAAAGCTGTTTTATATGTCCCATATGTGGCTTGACAGAGGGCGTTATTCTGGACGATGAAAGGAAAATAAAGGATTATTCTCCTTATAAACGGTTAAATCATTTTAAAGAGTGGATAAATCAATTTCAAGCAAAAGAAATTCCTGATATTCCTGAACAAGTATATAGTGATATTATTCAAGAGTTTAAAAAAAATAGGATTTATGACTTATCAAAGATCAATAAAAAGTCAACAAAGATTATTCTGAAAAAAATAGGTTATAATATTTATTATGAACATATAACCTACATTATCAACAAATTAAATAATTTACCACCACCAAGGATAACGAAAGATATGGAAAAAATATTTATTTCAATGTTTCATAAGATTCAAGAGCCATGGGAGAGACATAAACCGTCCAACAGGAAAAACTTTATGTTATATTCATATACATTGTATAAATTTTGTGAATTACTGGAATTGGATAATTTGCTGGAATGTTTTCCGCTGCATAAAAACATGGATAAAGTTATGGAAAATGATGCTATATGGATGAAAATATGCAAAGATTTAAATTGGCAATATATTAGTTCATTCAAATAAATTATAGATTGAAAATAAAAATTAAATGTTTTTTCTAATTTTAATGTACTTTTCAATTGATTTCATTTTATCATCACTTTCAATAGTTGAATTGTGAGTACAATTATTTTCCATTGTGAGAGAACAAGATTCTAACATTTTTATATTATTTCTTAATGTAGTATTGTTTGTAAAAGTAGTATCATTAGATTCATCATGAATTTTATTCATTTTTTCTTTTACAACTTTCTGTATACTGCTGGCATTATTGTTGTAATCAGTATTGCCCATAACTGGACATATATTGTTCAAGTTAACATTCTTTTTTTCTTTATCTGAGGTAACTAAATTAAAACAATCTATTGAGTTTTTAATTCTACTCAATAATATTTTATCAATGTTGTTTTGTTGAGAACCATCTGCTAAATCATTATTGATTTTATCTAACAAAACACTGTCAATCTTGATAATATTGTTAATTATATCATCAAGATTATTTGACGTTGTAAAATTATCCAATGATTTATTTTCAATATCTCTAATATATGTTTTGTATGTATCAATAAAATTAATAACAATTTTATTTAATGTTATATCAAAATTATCTTCATTATTAATAATTTTAATAATTTCATCTATGACTACAATTTTCTCGAAATCAATTTTGTCTGAAATATTTGTAAAAACTATATGTAGTAATTTACTAGTTGAAATATAAATAGATGAATGAATACACTTGATAATCATATCGTTTTGGATATGTTTTTTATTCCCTTTTCTTGCATAATAATCTCTAAACTCTCTATTCATATATGCTCGTACTGCTGATATGAATAAATTATCCTTTATTTTTTTAATTGTTCTAGTGGGGATAATGATATTACTATTGTCATCATTCTTCTTTGCTCTACAGTTGCTTATAGTGATCAATTTTAAATTAATAAATTTCAAAATTTTTTCTGTAATTTCTTTATAATTATTTTTATTTATTTTTGATATAATTCTGTCAATATTGGCTATAGATCTTGGATCTGTTATAGTCAAACTTGAATAATATTTGGAAATGAGATTAATTTTCATACTAGATTCATTTGTCTGTTTAATGGAGTCATAACTGGTGTTGCTAACTTTGTTACTTTTGTTACTTTTGTCACTTTTATTTATGCTGATATTGTCACTTTTGTTACTTTTGTCACTTTTATTTATGCTGATATTGTCACTTTTATTACTTTTTTTTTTGTTACTACTATTATTTTGAGAATTTTTGTTTTTTCTAAATATAAATCCATCAATGTTTTCGGAACAAGATGTAAGACTAGATATTCTTGACAAATTAGATTCTTTAGAGTTATTAGATGCATTTGATATTTGTTTATTCATTATTATAAAGTGTATCAGAAAATTTATTTATTAAAGTAATAATTTCTACATTCATTCATATTATCATCATGGATAACATTATTTGAGATATAATCAAATGATTTTTTATTAAGTAATGCTATAATAAAATTAATACTATATACTCCACATTCTGAATTCTTTTTTTGATGTTTATTTTTATTGTACTTATATGTAACTGGAATATTATTAGTTGATTCTAGAGCTCTTTGTACCTTCCCTATAAAATATTCTATTAATTGTTTTGGTTTTTTTCCTACAGAATCAAAAT